ATAAACCAGCGCTTCATGTTTTCGCGGTAAAAGGCTACGTTGCCATAGGCAAAATCCACAGCTGCAGGCACCATGTCCTCATGCTCACGATATATGGCAGCTCTGACCAGCACGTAGCCAGCCTGTAGGTCTACCTCAACGATCGATGCTTCAATGCGGCCCGATATGTACTCGGTTCTAAAGCGCTTGATGCGTGTATTTACATCCTCATAATCATCTAGATTAAACATTTAGCACCTGCATCTCTGCCTCTACGGCTGCTTGCATCTGATCTGCTAGTGACCAATGTATAAAACCGCCTTTACCGTCTGGCCATGTCTCAGCCTGGCGCTTGTGGTAATTGCAGTAGGCGCGTGTAGCGCCCTTTGATTTGATCGTAACTGAGACTGTAATGATCGTGGCAATAGGCACGCACTTCTCGCTAAAACTCCAGGTCTGGGTCTTAGTGTCAAAATTGCCAAACTCAGATTTACAGTCGGTGCAATATGTACCAGTAGGTGCAGTCTTAATCATTTGACACCCACAGCTCAGTCTTGACCGTCAAAACGCAAAAGTTATTGTCCTTGTCATAATACGTAACCACGTAATCGCGTGCTGAATTATGCATGACGTGAATAGAAACTACGCCAGCGGGGTCGATATTATGTGGTTCTAAATACTTTTCAACTGCGTTGCCAAACATAGTCTTACTTCGTGGGCCATGTATAAGTTCGCTCATTTGCTGACCGCCTCGCGTGCGCGGCGCTCGCCGATGCGGATGCCTACTGCTCGCCCGGCCTTGTGTCCATCCTTACGGCCTGCAGCTACTCCCAAGCTGTAAAAGATTACTGCCGTACCTAGCATAGAAAATAAAACCCATGCCATCATTTGTTCGTTTTGCATAGTGTGATCCCTTGTTTATCAGGTAGCCCTTTACCACCTTTTGTAAAAGGGTAAAGCGCCCTACCGACATAATCAAGTACTCGGCGTATTTGGCGGCGTGTCGTGTGGGTCTTTAGGCTTGGACTTTAGACCGTTGCTAGCAAGAACACCGCCCAGGCTGCCCGTCAGAAATATGGTTAGCGTTGTAAGCAGGTCGATAAACGCTCGATCGTTAGGCGCTTGATTTGCTATAGGCTGAGTTACAAATATCAGCGCGTACAACATGCCAAATACGCTAAAGGCAAATACAAGGGCAAGCGTGCAGCCAATAAACACGATAAGCCTGGCATGTAACTGCTCAGGCGTTAGGCGCTTCATATACGTCTTTTGGGAGTAGGTCTTTGGTGCATGTACCCACCACTTCGCAGGCAGGTGGCTGGCACTCAGCTTTGCTCCAGTTTTCGTATTCTTGGCACTCATACCTTACCCATCCCTGATAGCTGCACCCTGATAGGAGCAGTAGCAAGGCCACCGCCCCTACCAGTCTGCGCATTACTTCTTGCCTACACCAAACTCTTTTGCTTTAGGGTCTAGGGCTTTAAGTACCGGGCCGATTAACGCTGCGATGAAAGCATTAGCCAGCGTGCGTGGATCGGTAACACCTGCCATGTATAGCGCTGCAACGGCTGCCGCAGCTGCTCGGCCATAACTTAGTGCCATCGCTTTTAGTTGTGCTTGCATTTTTATCTCCTAAGCGCCCTTAGTTGATCTGACGTAGCACGAACAGGGTAGCCGTGCCGCTTGATGTCATGGCATATAACGCGCTGTGATCGCCCACCATGAGTGTTAATTTGTCACCGTTATCTAAACGGTAGCCATTAGTAGTGCTTAAATCTGCACCGCCTATATAAATCGTGCCGCTGGCGCTGTGCAGGTAGGCCATTTGATCGCCTATTTCCTCAGGCACAACTATCTGCGCGCTGGTTGTAACGGTAAATTGTTGTGATTTAGGCATTTAATAACCCCAATTTTTTAGCTAGTGTTATGGCCTTTTCCTTACTTATGGACACCTCAAAGTGCATCTCATCCTTACGGTTGCGATAGTCACCGCCCCATGTAAGACCATATTTTTTAGCTAGCGCCTGGATCATTGGCACCTTCTCCGCTGGGAAAGTGCCTGCTTTTCCTAGTGGGTGCTGCAGGGCATTTAGGTCGATAGCTGTACCTGAGCTGTGGCAGCTGAGTTTGTCGGTGGTGCCGCGTACCATGCGGAAAGCGTAAGCCCAGTCATCTAACTTGCCTTCATCGATCGGCTCGATCAACTCATGGAAGTCCGCTGCAAATGCAGCTAGTAATTCCCCTGCACCCGCAGCGCATCTAATTTTTAGGTTAGTGCCTTTGACCGGGTATGGCTTTACATTGATTTCTGCTTGGTCTTTACTGGCAGGCCATCCGTTGTAGCTAGTCAGCATCTAATTCACACCTCTGACAATTCCATCTGAATAAATCATTTAAAAATAATTCTTTGTGACCGCATGTTGGCATCGGTGCTACAAATGCATCATGGGTTAAATCATAAACGTAGCCTATACCTGCGTAGTTGTAACGATAGTTGCCGTTATATGAAGTGCGCTTACAGACTTGACCTTTAAAATTACCGTACCAAGTCTCAGGGTCTAATCCTTCAATTAATTCTGTCTCGTCAATGCCAGTAATTACTTCGGTAACAATATTGTTTTCGTCTAAAAATGCGTAGTGTGCCATTATGTCCAACTCACATTTCCTGAGCCAGCGGTAATAGTTGCGCGCTTGTAACCACCACTAGCTGCGCTTTCGCTGCCAGTTAAACCTGCACCGATAGTGATAGTTCGAGTGTCTGGATAGCGGAGAATAATTACACCTGAGCCACCGTTGCCACCGTTGGCTGGAGAAGTACCGGCTCCACCACCGCCACCTCCACGGTTCGCCGTGCCGTTTTCGCCAGCTAGTCCTGATGTACTTGATCGACCTGCACCGCCGCCGCCTGTACCGCCTGCCGCGCCTGAATTTTTACCGCCGCCACCGCCGCCGCCTGCATAAGTTACCGATGATCCAGTAATGGTATTTGCTGTGCCGTTACCGCCTGCGCCAGCATCTCCGCTTGCGCCAGTTCCGTTTGAACCAACAGCAGATGATCCGCCACCACCGCCACCTGCGCCAGTAGAAGCTGTATCTCCAGACATCGAAGTGCCGCCTGCATAACCTTCAACTGGAGAATAACTTCCTTGGTTGCCTGAGCCTCCTGCTTTACTGCCGCGACCACCACCGCCACCGCCTGAACCACCCGCTCCACCAACGGTTGAGTTCGCAGAATCATCACCTTTGCCGCCGTATCCGCCGCCGCTAGATGAAATTGAATTAAATGTAGATGTGGTGCCTTGTGTACCAATACCAGCACTTATAGTAGAACCAGCGCCACCGCCGCCTACGCTGCATGAATAATTTGTACTAAGCGATAAAGACAATGCAGAACCACCAATAGTTGTGCGATAGCCGCCTGCTCCACCACCGCCACCAGACCAGTTACCGCCGCCTGTACCACCGCCACCACCGCCTGCAACAATTAAGTAATCTACAGTTATGTTTGCTGGAGTTGGAATACCAGTTAATCCAGCAATTAAATTAGGGATCATTAAGCAATAGCCCCTACAACGTACCAAGTATCTGTGCCAGTTTTAATACACGCCGCAGATTTGTATTGACCTAGAGTAGGAGAAGCTGCGACCGCTCCAGCGCTTAGCACCGTAGTAGTTCCAGGTGTAACCGCTGAAATTGTGCATGTGCCTGCTCCGATGTTTAACACGGTTAGTACCGTACCGATCGGGAAAGCAGTTGTAGCGTTAGTAGGCAGCTTAAAGGCTATCGCTGTGGCCTTATTCATTAAAAATATCTCTTGGTAGTTATCGTTAGTAGTCGCTGTGTAGTCACCTGTCTGCGTTACTACATCAAACTGCACTAGCGAATTCATCGTAGATGAGGTCAGCACATCCCCGGTGACGGTTGGAAATCCTGAAATGGGCATATCTGTCTCCTTAGTATGAAAGCGTGTTAGTGCCTAATACGCCGTATTGCGTAGAATTTAAAATAAACGCATCGATAATAGGCTCTAGCGTTGTAAATTTTACCTGCCATTTATTCGGTTTGATAGTCATAGCCACGCCAAATATCTGCAAGGTTTTAACTAAGCTAGATGATCCTGGCTGCGTGGTGGTTACGGTTATAGGGTCAAAAAAATCTAAGTCTAAGGCTGCAACTATGCCAGCATCGTAGTTTTCTGTATATAAGTCTAAGGTCAGGGCATCGCATCGCACGCTGGTCTCAGCGCGGCTAGCCACATAAGCCTGGCCATATTGCAGGGCCACGGCATCGGTCTGCATGAGTAAGTCGGTCTGCGTGTAGCTGTGCAAAAAATACTTAGCGATGCTGGCGGCGTTGCTAGTCTGTTGAGTTGTACCGCCTGATCTAGTGATATTTGCCTGGTTATATACGAGCACGTCATTAAGTACCCATTGTGCATCAAAGTAGCGGATTTCACCGCCTGTGTCGGTAAAGGCTGTGGGAGTGCCACCTATGCTGCTAGATGTAAGCGCTCGGTCTTGAAATACAAATGAACCAGTCGCATCCACGTAAAATGCACCGTACTCGCTTGTGCTAACGGTCTGGCAAGCTGCTAATGCTGTGCGCTGTGTGCCTGGATCGGCCTGCATTGTGGTCAGCCCGGCATCTACGTCACGCATCGATGCTGGCCAAGACACCTGATCTAGCAAATTATTAATACGAGCACCGCTTAACTGGCCTGCCGATGTACCTGCCACGGTGGTTATCTGTGCGTTTTGCAAAAGTCTAAACGCATCTACAGCTGTAATGGTCGTATAGACCACATCTACGCCAGCCTCTTGTGGGGTCAGGGTGTCGTAACCTGTGATAAATCCGCTAAATATCGGATAGGTGACTCCTAGATGAGTTGCCGATATTTCTAATTTACGCATTGGGTCTAAAAGTCCATAGTAGGGTGAGGCTGTGTTCATGGGGTTGAAGTCTCCCGTTTGATCAACAATTCTCAGCGTGCAGGTACCTGTCTGAAATTGATCAGCTTCCGCGTTACGGCCGCGGCGCGTAGTAATGCCATCGACCTGACTAGATACATCAACGATTAGCGCTGCATTATCTGCCAAAATGTTAGTGCCGATTATGCCCTGTCCGATAATCATGGCCTGTGCAAAACTTGGCCCTGTACCAAAATTAATAAACGCATTTACCGTAGGTACTGGCATTACAGCGCCCCTGCAAATGTAGTGCTATCGCCATAGCGGTTTAACTTTTGCAGCGCTCGCTGCATAGCCTCAGTTAGCGCTTCCTCGCTG